CATACTACAGAGACCCAACAGGTCTTGTGTCACAGAAGAGAGAAGGGTCACGGGTTGTTAACAACGATAGGGGTGATGGTGATCCACTAGGCTCAGGTATTATGACCCCAGCTTCGAGAGAGGAATATGATGAACTTCCTTCTGGTACTCGCTGGCGTGATCCTGATGGCAACATCCGTACTAAACCTTAAAGGAAATATAATGGCTTGGCACACAGAAATAGACGACCCTATTGAAGCAGCTGTAGCAGGGGCTATATCTTCTACTACTCCTGATGTTGTAGACGTAGGCAATGATACCGTTGCTCCTGATGGTAACACCTTTAGGCAGGGTGACAGGGATGCTGGACCTAACGGAGACATTCGTTCTGCTCAAACGAACATGATTAGGATGGGTATTGAGGGTGTCGGAGAAGTCGATGGCGTCTACGGCAGAAATACTATGAATGGTGTTCAGGATTCTCAAGAGATGTTCGGTTTACCTCGTACTGGTGTACTTGACCAAGCTACTCAGGACGCATTTAATAACCTGACAGATGATCAGATTGCTTTCTTTACGAGTGAGACAGAGGCGGAGGCTCCTGCTGCTGTAGAAGAAACTCCTGCTCCTGCTGAAGAAGAAACGACTCAAAAAGGTCTTCCTTCCAACATCGACTTTGGTTTTATTGCTCAACAAGAAGGTGACAAATCTTCTATGTATATCCCTATGGAAAATGGGAGAGCTATGGACAGTTCGGGACCAACCATAGGTATGGGTGTTGATTTTGGGCAGAAGTCTCCTCAAGAACTTGCAGGGTTGCCGCAGGAACTACGAACAAAACTTGAACCTTATACAAATATACGGGGGCAAGAGGCAGTAAACTTCGTTAGAAATAACCCTCTATCCCTTAGTCAAGAAGAAAGACAGATTGTAAATGCTTGGTCTAAACAGGCTGAAACTTCTAGAGTAATTGCGTTGTGGGAAAGAGACTCTGATACTCCTTGGTCCTCCCTGACACCACAACAGGCTACAGCTGTTGCGTCTGTTATGTATCAGTACGGAAGTTACAGAGTTAGGAATCCTAGCTTCTGGAATGCTGCCACTAGAGGTGATTGGGCTGTTGTTGAAAACGAACTAAGAAACTTTGGTGACAGTTATGGTGCTCGAAGAAACAGAGAAGCAAATTACCTGACGGGAAGGTAACTAATGAAACTCCTAGCATCCCTTACCCTCATACTCCTCCTGTCAGGCTGCTTAGGTAACCCTCTCTCCCTTCTGGGTGGGGGTGGTGGCCCTAACGTAGCTGCTAACGTACAGGCGGGGGCTGAGAACAACCAGACAGGTGCTCAGGTAGGTGACATCATCAAGGCTGATACAGTCAACAATGGTGTCACCCCTAGTGGTGCTATCGACTCACTCAACGTAATAAACGAGGACATCCCACCTTGGGTCATCCTTCTTCTAATCCTTGGTTGGGTACTACCTTCTCCTCAGGAAATCTGGAGAGGCTTTCTTAAAACAATAACACTAGGCAGGTACAAAGGATGATAGCAGGACTCAAGAGGGCTTACCAACAAATAGCTAATGATAACGGCCCAGCACAACTAATTACTTACAGCTTCTGGGGTGTAATTTTAGCTGGTTTATTTTATGGAGTAGACCCCTCCTGCTTTTCTAACGAGCTAATTATCACATGGGGTGTAGCAAGTGCAGCTGTAGTCCCTATTACTTTCTGGGGCAATAAGACCCTTCTAAAGTTTATCTTACTGTTTGACACAGTGTTTACAGCCTACATCCTAACCCTACTACTCATGCACGTTCCACATAGTCCTGAGTTTGTTTACTCTATCTCAACTCTACAAGGAATAAAAGAAGCCTCAAGAGGTATTTCAATCCAAAGTATATCTGAGTGGTTCCACGTAGGAGCACTCGTGTGGATGTCGTTTCATTCTATCTACTTAGCAAACCTAACACAAAGACAAATATTAGAAAAGAAAAGGTTTAGTTAATGGACTACCAACAGTTCCTTCCCGTTATCGTTGCTGTCATAGGTTCGGCTGGCCTATGGACGTTCCTGTCGCAGAAAGCCAAGTTAGCACATGAAAAGAGTATGAAGGATGAAGCAACTGTGGCTCAGTTTAACGAGACCTTGAAGGATCAAGTCGATGGGCTTGTCAGGAAAGTTGACAAACTATCTGAAGACAAAGAGAAGCTTCTTCTTGAGATGAGTGACATGAAGGCTGCACTGGCAGAGGCCAACGTAACTATTAAACACTTAGAAGAATTGTTGAGGGCAAGGTAATGGTGAAGAGACTAGACAAGTCAAAGATGAAGTGTAATACCCCACGCACTACTCCTGACCACCCATCTAAGTCTCACGTTGTTAAGGCTTGTGAGAGTGGTAAAGAAAAGATCATCCGCTTTGGGCAGAAGGGTGTCAAGGGTAGTCCAGATGGCACAGCTAGGAACAAAGCATTCAAGGCTCGTCATGCCAAGAACATTAAGAAGGGCAAGATGAGTGCAGCATACTGGGCTAATAAGGTGAAATGGTAATGGCTAAAGGACTATATGCAAACATCCATGCTAAACGAAAACGTATTGCAGCTGGATCAGGTGAGAAGATGAGGAAGGTCGGCAGCAAGGGTGCTCCTACTGCTAAGAACTTTAAACAAGCAGCTAAGACTGCAAAAAGGAGGTAACAATGGTTAAGAAACCTACAAAGAAGAAAGCACCAAAGGGCTTTCACTACATGCCCAACGGAAAGCTCATGAAGGGTACAAAACACCCGACAAAAAAGACTAAGAAGTCAGGTTATTAAAATAAGTAAGCCCCCAAGGATTAAGTTCCAAGGGGGCTTTTATTTTGGTCTTCTCTGTAGGACTCGAACCTACAACCTAGTCATTAGAAGTGACTTGCTCTATCCAGTTGAGCTAAGAGAAGTTACACTTGATCCTGCCACTGGTAGCAGTTCATCTCAATGAGTTCTTTATCAGTATTGTTTTGAATAACTTGGTATAAAACTAGGGCATCTTCCATACAAGCACTATCAGTAGTGTAGACTTTAGGAGGAGTAAAGCTGACACAAACAAAACCTTGGCAGACTACAGCAATCAAACTAAACATATTAACTCCCTTCCATCTCAGTAATCAAACGATCTAAGTACCACCTTGCTTTTCGTAGGTCCTCTACTGGCTTACCCTTGTATCGGTATCGGTGCATGTACTTCTTAGCATTGCCTTCTAGGTAGCCCATGAACATCATGTGATCCATGTTGTCCTTCATGTAGTCAATACATTCGATAGCACCATCACCGTAGTGTGCAGGTTTATTAACTACATCCTCGTACTCGTGTTGTTTTACATCTGCGTGTGCTAGATTTTCTATGTTCCACTTAGCCATTACAAATTCTCCTTCATAAATACCTTCACCCACTCAGCACATATACCACTTCTAACAATGTCGTCAACCCCAAACTCAATGATGGGTACGTCAAGCATATGCTTCTTAGCTAGGTGAATAACTTTAGACAGACCATCTGCTTCCTTCAAGTCTGACTGTTGTGCATCACCGTTAAGGACAATCGTAGAGCCTTCGCCTACTCGTGTCAACAACATCTTAAGTTCGTGTGCTGTGATGTTCTGTGCTTCGTCTACAATTATGAAGGCATTATCGAAACTACGGCCCCGCATAAGAGCAAGAGGAGCCATCTCAATGTTACCGTTCTTGATCCCTGTTTCGACTGCTCCTTTCCCAAGGTGTTTCTCCAGAACGTCCAAGACAGGTAAAGCCCAAGGCATTGTCTTCTCATGTAGGTCTCCTTTCAAGAACCCTAGTTCCTTACCTACAGCTACGTGTGGTCTAGTGACAACGATCTTGTCAATCTCTTTGAGAGTATACTGGTCAGCTGCGTAGGTTGCTGTGACGTAGGTCTTACCTGTACCAGCTGGTCCAAGGATAAACACCTGACTGCTTTCAGTAAGGGCTTTGATTAACTTACCTTGGTTGTCAGTACGAGGTACGATACCTGAGGTCTTCTTAGCTGAGGCTCCCTTATATGTGGTCTTACGACGAGTACGTGTTTGTTTCTTGGGAGGTTCATTACTCATAGCTTGATCAACTCTGCTGATGTGTAAGGGATGTGGAAGAACTTCTCACCCTTCTGGATGTAACGACCCTTAGCTTCCTTAAGGCTTTTATCTGTCAACAGTGTGTCCTTGATACGCCATGCCTGTTTGAAGTCAGGACGAAAGACGTAGAAGTTAAGCACACTAAACGGGGATGACTTATACATTTCTAACAACCTTTTCTTTCTTTCTGGGATACGAATTTCTTCCCAGTGAGAGGGCCAATCACCCTTCCATGCTGTCTTAACTTCTGCTTCGTTGTAGTAAGTATGAGTACCCTTCTGAGAAATTACATCTACGTTGAAGTTCTCCTCGTTGTTCACAATAGTGTGTCCGTTATCTTCAAGGTAAAAGACTAGAGCATTACGGGCTGGTGCATCATAGGCTTCGTACAAAGCTTTGTTGAATTGCTTCCTTACACCTGTCATACCTCACTCCCTTCTACCTTACCAAAGAACTCTTTCAACTCAGTGTAACCTCCAATGTGAGTACCATCTGAAGAGAAGACTTGAGGTACTGTCTTAAGACCTGCCTGTTTCATCAAGGAGAGTACCCACCTAGAGCTATCAGACTGTACGTTGTACTCTGCGTAGCCTTGCCCTGCTCCTTTCAACAGGGCTTTGGCTGTGTCACAGAAGTTACATTGGTTGCGAGTAATAACAGTGTACATAAGTTTTCCTTAGGTTAAGTCTACGATTTCACATGCGTCCCCAGAACAAGCAAGTGTCTGACTACCAGATGTGTTGTCCTCACTCTCATACTCCGAAAGTTTAGACCAGTCAATACGGTCAGGCATACACGACTTAAGAATCTCATAGTCGTGCTTACCACAGTCCTGATAGGGTGCTTGTTGGTAGGTGTGTTCGTTGAACGGTAGGAATGAAACACCTGACATCTCATCAAAGTGTTTGTAAACAAATGCACCCACCTCAAGCCACTCATCTCCCTTAACATTGATGGTGACAGATGGTTTGTGTTCACACCAGTTACGTTGATAAGCCAACCACATCTCCAGCTGTTCAATAGCTGTCATGTCCTTGGTACACACAGCACCCTTAGGGGCCTTCTGAGGGAAGCTAAACACGGTAGTCTGGTCAGGTTTGAACGCATCAGGTTCACTAGGGATACCCTGATCCTTCATAAACTGGGTGAGAGGGTCTTTGTTGTCACCCCTAACGGTGCGGATATAGTAGGGTGAGTGACGGGCATGGATTCCAGAGGCACTGTCAACCAACTGGGATACCGTGCCTGATGGTTTGACACAAGTAATAGCAGTAGCAACAGGGATACCAAGTTTAGCAGCCCACTCAGCATTGGTAGCAACTGCAACTTCTTTAAGGTGAGCAAGGGTCTTATCTAGTCCTTCGTTCTTAAGGGTCATCAGTGGATTGTCCATGATACCAGTAAGTGACACACCAAGTAGACGTTCTTCTTCTGTGTTGTCAGACCACTGCTTACGTAGGTATGGGAACTTAGTGTAGGTAGACTGGATCGTACCTAAGATCGTAGCTAGGCGTACCTTCTCAGACAGTGTGTCAATGTTATCCGTGGCACGTACCACACACTCGGTTAGGTTACAGAACTGGCTTGGGCGTAAAATTATCTCGCTGCACGGGTTGGTCCCGAAGTCATAGTCAGCATCACGACGACCATTCAAGGCTGCTTGTTTCTTCGACGCCTGACGGTTAAAGATACCTCGTTCACCTGACCCACTCTCTACCAGCGACATCCACTCTTTCATGAAGGACAGGTTGTCAGGCTTCTCAGTGTAGGACACAGAGTTGTTAGCCAAGGCACGTTGCGGATTGTTCTCCCACCATGCGCCTGACTTAGCTGAACGCATACGGTCATCAGAAAGGTTAGATAGAGAGATCATAGCACTGCGACGTACACCACCTACAACTACAACCTCACCAATCTTACACATGATATCGTGACACTCAACAGAGGAAAGCTTACGACCAGCAGCCTTCTTGAATGTGTTGATAGTGAAGTTAAACAAGTCAACCAAGGGTGCTGGGCCTGATGCACGACCACCGAATGTCTTGAGTGGCGCACCAGCAGGACGTACCCGTGACACATCCCAAGTAGGAATCTCACCACTATACAGGAGTGCAATCACTTGACGGAAAGACTTAGCCCACCCTTCCTTGCTGTCCTTGACGACGATGTTAGTCTCACTCTGGAACAACTCAGGGACTTCAGGGAGCTTAGTGATGGACTGACGTTCAACACTGAAACCAACACCAGTACCGCAGAGCAGGATAAACATAGCCTCATCGAAGGACTTAAGGTCATCTACGGCTAGGTAGCTACAGTTGTACATACATGTGTTGTCACGTTCAGCAGCTGCACCAGCTGTCATCAGTGAACGCATGGATGGCATGACCTCTAGTCCCATGATGGCTTGCTCTAGCTGGTACTTAGTGTCAGGGTCAACCATGTCACGAATCACGTTCACAGAGAAACGTGTGACTGTATCATCCCATGACTCACGTCCTGAACCCTCGTGGTACTTAGCATACCGTGACTTGTGGATGAAGGCTTGGTAGTCTGTTGGTAGTTGGTTGCTCATTTATTTCTTTCCTCTGTTCTTTAGGTCTTCTGGTTGCCACACTAGGCGGTCAATGTCGCCACGGTATATGCCAATATCTCTTAGCTGACTGTCATCAAGCATGTTTAGTTCTTTAATAATTTTACGATGCTTACGCCATGTACACAAGAAGTTCCAATACCTTCTGAACCAACTCATCTATTATCTCCTGAACCTTGGATGACGCCACGTTCCTTGCGGCTCTCCAGTTTCTCAATGTTGTTTTCAGCAATCTCTGTCAGGCTGTAGCCTAGATCGTTAGCTAGGTTAGCCAAGTACCAGAGCACATCACCCAGTTCCTTGGCTGTCTCGTGACGACTGAACTTGTTATCACGTACCTGCTTCTTTACCTTCTCAGCTACCTCACCTGCCTCACCACACAGACCTAAGGTAGGGTAGAGAACCTTGTGTGTAGAAGGGTAAACGGCGAAGCTAACTGCTTTCTTTTGATAGTCCTTAAAGTTCATCTTCTTCTTTCTCTATTACAAAACCTAAGTCTATGTCAGCTAGGCGTTCTAAGTTTTCTAGTATCTCATCTTCGAATGCTTGGATAAACATGACGGGTGTTACCCTTGCTACCTCTGCTATATCTTCAAGGGAAAACCTTTCCAAGATACGTACTTTTAAGTCTTCATTCATTTAACCATACCTCAGGTATCTCCTTGTCTGCGTAGAGGAAACCATGTTTGTCACACCAATCACCGTAACTAGACTTAGCACCCTTGTAAAGTTTAGATCGACTGTTACTAAACACAAACCTGATGTCTAAGTCTATACCGTACTGTCGTTTTATCTCTAGGTGTTTACGTCTATCGGCAGCTGTGAACCTGCCCTTTGTCTCAACTATGATACCATTGTGAAGAACAAAGTCTGGTGTGTACGTTCTAATCTTAAAGTCTTCCCACTTTATCTTAATCTCTTCGTAGGTGTACTTGATCTTCTTCTTCGTTAGCATCTTAGCTGTTTGTTCCTCAAGGCCAGAACGATACCCAGCCTTGAGTGCTTGTTGTCTAGTACTTAATTTCTTAGGCAATGTCAATCTCATCTACTCTAGGAGCCTTGACTACCTCAGTTAAGTACAGAGGGAAAGGCATGGCTGCATACTTGTAACCCTTCAGTCCCTCACCATCGTTAGCATCTGCCCAACAT